GCAACCGCAATGCAATCAGAGGTTGATCAGGGAATACAGGAAATTGTAACTGAATCAATTATAATTGATGAAGATGACATAGTTAAGTTAAGGTTTACTGATCAGGACATTCCTGAACCTATACAGGAAAGAATGTCATTTGAATTTGAACAGATATTAAGTCTATTAAATTTTAGGGGCGAAGGGCAGGATATTTTTCAGAACTGGTACATCGACGGCAGATGTTATTACTATAAAATTGTTGATCCAAATAATCAAAAGAACGGAATACTAGAACTTCAAAAATTAGATTGCAGAAATATAAAGAAAGTAAAGGAAATACAAACAGTCAAAAATGATCAGGGAATTGATACAATTTCAACTGTAAATGAGTATTATGTTTATAAAACACAACCGACGAAATATAATACCGGTCAGCCGATAGTAAATCAACAATGGGTAGAATTACACCTTAGTGTCGATTCAATTTCATATTGCGATTCCGGTATTATTGATAGTGAATCTAATATAGTTCTTTCAAGAATACACAAAGCGATTAGACCGGCGAATCAATTGCGCATGGCAGAAGATGCGATGTTAATTGCGCGAGTAAGTAGGGCACCAGAACGCAGAATTTTCGGCGTCCCGGTAGGGGACATGCCGAAAAATAAGCAAGAACAATATATGAACGATTTAATAAATCGTTATAAAAACAGAATGATTTATAATACCGAAACCGGTAAATTAAGTGATGATAGAAAATTTCAATCTCTATTAGAGGATTACTGGATACCGGTTAGGTCGGACGGATCGCGCGTTCAAATAGATACACTGTCCGGCGTTGAAAACCAAGGTGTAATAGAAGAAGTAGAATATCTAAAACAAAAATTATACAAGGCACTAAATGTTCCTATAGGTAGATTGGAGCCAAATCAGGCATTTTCTTTAGGTAGATCGTCTGAAATTACGCGCGATGAATTAAAATTCGCCGCGTTCATATCAAAATTGAGAACTAAATTTTCAGAGCTGTTTGATGATATTTTAAAGACACAATTAATTCTAAAGCAAGTAATATCCCCCGAAGAGTGGCCGGAATTCAAGAAACATTTTACCTATGATTTTACATCAAATGTTCTTATTGCTCAATTAAAAGAATATGAATTGCTACAGGAACAAGTGCAATTAATACAACAGATGGACCCGATGGTTGGTAAGTATTTCTCATCAGCACAAATTAAGCGCGATGTATTAAGATATGATGAAGAAGATTTAATGAAGTTAGAAGTAGAAATGATGGAAGATTATCAACTTCAATTACAAAGAAACAAAGAATTAGCTAACTCAAACGCCCCGGACGAGCAGTAATAAAATGAATTACACACTATTAGAGTTTGTTAACCAAGTAAGATTACATCAACTGGATGCAGCCCGGAAAACTCTTGTGTTGGCCCTAAATTCTAAAATTTATTCTTTGTTAGAATCCGCTAACACATCTTTAGTTTCTGAAATGTCAATAATAGACTTCTCAAAAACGGTTGCGAATCCACAAAAGATCGGCTTGGGTAAAAAAGAACAAGAAATAAAAGATAATATTTCTGCAAAACAATCCGGCAATGATGCGATTTTTATAAATAGATCAAAGGAAGATTTACTAAATCTAATTATAAACACATTAGGTAAATCTAATGTTTACATTCCTAATTCATCACATTATAAATTAACGCAATGGAAATTGTCAGTAGATGAGGTCTAATTAAAATGAAGTTTATTTCTGAAATATATGATTCCGGTATTGAAACTATTATAGAAGAAAGTACAAAGTCTCTATATATAAAGGGTCCGTTTGCTCAAATGGACACAAAAAACAGAAACAGAAGAATATATCCTAAATCAGTCATGGAATCTGCACTAAATGATTATGATTCCGGATATATATCAAAAAATAGAGCATTAGGGGAAATGTCACATCCTCAGAATAGATTATCAATTGATCCTGAACGTGCGTGTATTTTAGTAAATGAACTACACACATGCGGAAATGATATTCTAGGAAAAGCTAAAGTTCTTCAAACCCCAATGGGCAATGTTTTGCGCGGATTAATTCAGGACGGTGTTTCTATCGGGGTATCCAGTAGGGGCGCGGGATCGGTTACACTAAAGGAAGGTGTAAATTATGTTGGTAATGATTTTAGGTTCGCCGCGTTCGATGTTGTTTCTGATCCGTCGTGTGCAATAGCATTTGTAAACGGAATCATGGAATCAACAGACAATTGGGTTTGGGATGAAAGTCTCGGTGTGTTTAAATTAGAACAGATTGACGAACAAAAGAAACACATGAAGAAAATGACAAACAAAGAAATTGAAAATAGTGCGCTAGTATTGTTTGAAAAATATTTGGATATAATCAAAAAATAATTTTTCTAAATATAATTTAATAAAATCACATTTTATATAAACACGGGTAATATATAGTTATGGACCTTGAAACACTATTAGAAGGCACTGACATTTCACAGGAATTTAAAGACAAAGCTAAAGTCCTGTTTGAAAGTGCCGTAAACACAAAGGTGTCGCAATTAGTTGAAGAGAAAGAAAAAGAGTTCGCAACACTAATTGAAGAAAAAGATGCCGAATATAAACAATATGTCGAAAAGCAGTTGGAAGAGACTGTCGATAAATTAGACGAATATCTTGATTATGTTGTTAGTGAGTGGTACGAAGAAAACAAAATCGCTATAGAGTCCGGCACTAAATTAGAACTTGCTGAATCGCTGTTTTCAGGTCTGAAAGTTCTGTTTGTGGAACATAACATAGATGTCCCGGATGAAAAAGTAGATGTAGTCTCCGGTCTTGAAGAATCACTAAAAGAAGCCAATGATAAGTTAAATGAGCAGATTGAACTGAATGCGTCAATGCACAAGTCAATCAAGGAATTTAAGCGTGCCGCAATAATATCAGAAGCATGTAAAGGTATGATAGATACAAAGGCAGAAAAGCTGAAACAGCTTTCAGAAACAGTTTCTTTTGACGATGAAGATTCATTTAGAAAAAAATTAGAAGTTTTGAAGTCTACAACCCTAAATGAAGCCAAAGAAACACCAGTAGTAGAAAAGTTGCCAGAAACCGCACCCGTAAGTGGGAACAAACCGGAAGATAATATGAGTGCGTATATCAAGGCAATATCAAGAGTTCAGAAATTTTAATTTTTTATAAATAAGTATATAATTTTCAATAGGAAACTAAATTATGTTTAATAATGAACCAATCAATTACGAAGCCCTGCTAAACAAATGGGCACCTGTACTGGATCACAAAGACCTACCTACAATCGGCGATAATTACAGACGACGTGTTACTGCGGTTTGTTTAGAAAACACCGAAAAGTTTGTTGGCTCAGAAGGCGGTAATGCTGGCTTTCTATCAGAAGATGCACCAGCAAATAACAATACAAACGTCCAGCAATGGAATCCGATTCTAATATCAATGATTCGTCGTTCCATGCCGAATCTAATTGCATATGATCTTTGCGGTGTTCAACCTATGTCCGGCCCAACCGGTCTAGTGTTTGCAATGCGCACTCGATACACAAACGGCACCGGTCCGGAAGCATTCTACAATGAAGCCGATACCGACTTCTCCGGCGCCGGCACACACGCCAATTCTGACCCGCTTACAGCCGGCTACACAACCGGTACAGGTATGACCACAGCCGCGGCTGAGGCACTAGGTACGACTGGTGGTGGTTCATACGGCGAAATGGCATTCAGCATTGAAAAGCTAACTGCGTCAGTAACATCAAGAGCACTGAAAGCACAGTTTTCAAATGAATTAGCACAAGATTTGCGCGCAATTCACGGTATGGATGCAGAATCAGAACTAGGCAACATTCTTTCAACTGAAGTTACAACTGAACTAAACCGCGAACTAATTCGTACAATTTACGGCATAGCAAAACACGGTGCAGTAGATAATACAACTGCCGGCGTATTTGATATAGACGTTGATGGCGATGGTCGCTGGTTTGTTGAAAAAATCAAGTGTCTGATGTTCCAGATTGAACGCGAAGCAAACAAAATAGCACGCGAAACCCGTCGCGGTCGCGGTAATATGATTGTTACCGATTCTGATGTTGCATCTGCGCTAGCAATGGCAGGTCTATTAGACTACGGCACCAATCTTCTAGGCAATAACATCATGGTCGATGACACCGGTCCGACTTTCGCCGGTATTCTAAACGGTCGTTATCGCGTTTATGTTGATCCGTATCTGACTGTTAATGCTACTACCAAGAAACACTTACTGCTAGTTGGTTATCGTGGTGCAAGTGCAATTGATGCGGGCCTGTTCTATTGCCCATACGTACCGATGCAGACCTATCGCACTGTTGATCCGCAGTCATTCAATCCGATACTGGGTGTTAAGACTCGATACGCACTGCTTGCAAATCCGTTTGCACAGGAACTAACTGTCGGTCATGGTGCACTAACTGCAAATGCTAACTGCTATTACAGAAAAGTTGCCGTTACAGGCATTGAATCTAAATAATTGATGTTTAGATGACAAAAACCCCGGATTAGAAATCTAATCCGGGGTTTTCTTTTGTGTCCACTTCCATCGAATTTTACCGCAGTCATAAACCCGATTCAGTTTCAATACATTCTTGCAATACTCGCGTTCTGTCATATTATCCGGACATCCGCACTTTTTCTTTTGCATTGATTGTTTTGGTATGATAGTTCTTCCGTCGGATTTAATGTAAAAGTAATCCGCTTTTAATTTTGCATCCAATTCAAATCCTAATTTTTCATATACCCGTCCGTATGATATTCTATTATCTGACCAGCTAATAATGCTATCGACATTCAATTCCTTTACTGAATTAACAAATAGCTTTTCTGCCCCGCCGATAATACAATATCCAGATTTTACACAATAACGACTTAAAACAAGTTCATTCGTATTCTTTCGATGATGATATCCGAATGTTATTACAGAAACAACTTCATCATTGTGTAGTAAACAAAATGAGTGTTTTATTCCTATTGTCTTTCCCTGAAAATGATGTCTATCACAAAATTCATTAGCAATATTATTATCAATTATCTTGAAAGTACAATTTCTCGCGAATATCTTCTTTTCAAATATATTCAGAACGGATAAAATGTATGATTTTACAACATCCTTGTTTTCTTCCCATTCTTTATCCCAAATGGTTAGTAGTCGGACCCCGCATGATTTTGCCTGCTCATATTTTTTATAATGATAGTCATTAGAAATTCCGTTAGCAGAATCAGAGTCTGAGTGCCAGAATAGTCCGTTGTATTCAATACCTAGTTTGTGTTCGGGCAAATACAAATCGATTTCTTTTCCGGATAATACACTTCTATTTCCTTGTTGCACTACTAGATTTAGTGATAGCAGCCAGTCACGAATTTCATTTTCGCCGGCTGATCTTCTCGATCTAACAATGTTGTCGTATTTTCCTGCTAATAGATTTTTTCTATATGTTTCTTTCTGTTTTTCAATTCGTTCTTTACTTGGTTTCGGCCTCTTTGCTAAAACATCTTTATTACAAGCCGGGCTATTTCCTCCGTATCTGTCTGTGTTTGTTTTATTTCTTTTTTCTACAATATAATTTGATTTTAAGTGATGTTCTGTCCCGTATTTTTCTATACACGTTTTCTTGCGTTTTTCGATTGCACACGACTTGTTATCATCATTTGAATAAAATTCCTTTATTGAGTTTGATATTTTTGTTTTTATCAACTTTGATTTTGATGGATTTGTCGCGCCGTATATTTTCAAATTTGTGTTTTTTGTTTTGTCAATTATTTCCTGTAATTTTGTCGGACTATCAACACCGTATTTCCAGATGCAGTAAGTGCGTTTACTGTCACTTACTGCATCCTTTGATTTTGATAATTGTAGACGATTTACTATTTTAATTACTGAATATTTACTTAATCCATATTCTTCTGCTATGTGTGATGCACTCTTATTATTTGTTATGTATTGTTCTATTATAAATTCGTCAGTAATTTTCATTGATATTAGCTTTTTGCAACAATTTAATAGCGGCTTGTATCCTCTTTTCTTCTCGCTTTTTATCAGCGGCTGCCTTCTTTTCTCTCGCCTGTTTTTCTTTTTCCTGTGCCTGTTTTTCTTTTTCCTTTCTTATCTGTTCTATCGTTTCACGTTCTGTTCGCGCTAATTGCAATAGAGCATCAAAATCTTCATCTTCACAATAGTCATCAACAAAGACAATATAATTAAAATTGTGTGTGCCGGATTGATTTGCAGAAACAATATACTTTATTAGTGTTGTGTAATCATCCTCAGACACCTCTCTAAAGTTATCTTTTATGATATCATATTCAAACTTTATATTAAGTAATTGTGCTAGTCCGTGTCCGATTGAATCTTCTATTCCCCTGTAGTATTTTGTTATCGGGTATAGAAATTCACCGCATAGTTCAACTGGAATTTTCAATACTTTAATTCGTTTCATGCTTCACCCGCGAAGTATTTTTATGAGTTAGTTTTAAACAGATTCTTGATATCATCAAAAGTTATTGATGTTCCTATTTCATTACTAATTACAGACAGCCCTTGTTCTAATTCTACTTGTTGTTTTTCCCTCATTAGTTTTTCTTTTTCTTTTTCTTTCTTGATGCGTTTCTTTTCCGCGGCTGCAATCAGTTTTAGTCGTGTTCGTTCCTTTTTTTCATCTTCTTTTTTAATCTGCGCATCATGTTTTTTCATTTTAATTTACCACTCTAGGATATTAATTTGTGATGTATAGCACTGGTTCGTTATTATAGTTAGCATTTTCCGACGATTGTCGTCAAATGCTTTTCAGGACATCAGGGACTATATGCTCCTGACCTACAACAAGCCAATAGAACCCAGTCCTATTCTTTTGTTGTAATCGTTCTCGCTTCTTGATAGGAGCAAGATCAAAGCTAATATTCAAGGAAGCATTCAAATCCGCATCCATAGTATGACCACAGGATTTGCACTTGAACTGCTTTCCTTTACGATTAGCTTTACGAGTCCACCCACAGACAGAACATCTTTGACTTGTATAAGTTGGGCTTACTTTCTTTATCTGGACACCAGCATCGAGACAATAAGATTCCAACTTAGCAAAGATTTCTGTATAAGTCCAATGACTCAAAAGTCTTGAACTTCTCATTCCTTTTCTTAGATTTGAAATGTTTTCAAGTCTAACTTCTTTCACATCAGAAAGATTGAGTTGATTGATTGACCAGTTGATGTAGTTGGTCCTATGTTTTTGAGTTCTCTTAAATCCTTTTGATCCTTTCGTTTTTCGTGAAAGGATATTGTTGATTGTAGTCAGATCATGACCATCTTTATTTTTCTGAGATTGGGCACCATTTGAGCAAGAGAGGACATTACAGTGACCCACATCGATACCTATAATGGTTCCTGCTGATCTTTTCTCTTTAGTTTCAATCTCAAACATGAAAGTGATTGATTTAGTGGATATTCTAACACCACCTTTCAGTGTACCACGAGCTAAAAGAGAATTGAAATGTTTATGCTTTTTCAAAGGAATCTTGATGACAAGTTTATTCCCTAAGGATGAAAGAATGACGAATCCATCAAATGAAGTATGGTCATTGAAATCTATCGTGACAAATCGTGAATCCAATTCAGGACAGAGTGTATCAATATTGGGTTTTGATATAGACTTCTTTTTATCTATGAATTCAAGTTTTCTTGCTTGTTTATTCTTTCCTTCGTCTAAAAGTTTTTTGATTCGCCATCTTCGTTGGTCTTGTTTCTTTCGAGTTCCTCTAACGATTCCTGATGCTTGTTTTCCTGCACACTGAATAGCACGAGCAGACAACCATGACTCAACCTGATCAGTTATTTCTTTGGGAAGAAGAACTGGAACCTTTTCCATTTCCCAAAGAATATCTACAAATAATGAAACTACATTGCGATACTCTTGAATGAAAGTGTTTAGATTCTTTTTCTTTCCCGAGTTTGCAAATTTGATTGTAAGTTTAGATGATTTGATCATTACTCGATAACTCTCGTATGAGATGTTCAGTTTTTCTTTTGGACCTTCTCTGCCCATATATCCTGGCACAATAAGAAGTGATGATAGAGACGAAATCTTGAATACATCATGGACATTAACAACGGTTCCGGCAACAAAAGTCTTTTCATCAAAACAAAACTCGTCGTCAGTGTCGCAAACAGCTACCCATGCAGTAAACACAACATCCCGAGACAATTCAGCGGTACAAATCATCATAAAGCCCTCCGGTGTTATATTGATAGTATATCACACCGGAGGGCCGCGGTCAATAAATATTATACATATGTGTATGTGTTATACAATTTTGCGTCGATAAATACATAATCATATTGTTTTACAAATTCAATCAATTGAACAATTGAGTTATTAATTTCGATTGAATCAAGATCAATCAACACCCCGATATAATAACACATATCATGCCCGGATACATAATCTCCGGTTAGATGCACTTTTATTTTCGGTATACATTCCGGTAAAATTGCATTCCACTCATTGACGATAATTTCTAACTCATTCTCATCAACTTCATCAACACATTTATCTACTTTAATTCCGTAGATTAGTTTTGATTCGTAACAATAGCTCATTTGTATACTTCCGGGGTTAGTTGCATGATTGTTTTTGCCTGCGCAATTGCATCTTCTAGCGGGTTGTGTTGAATTGTTGATTTAATTCTATATAGTTTGTTTAGCATTGTATGATCATATGCACAATGAACCGCGTGTCTATCCCAGGGTTCTATCATCCGGCAACGTCGATATGCGGTTCTTAATACTGCCGCATCAAAGTCTTTGTGCCAACACCAGATCGGGGAGCCTTTTGTGTACCAGTTTGAAAATGCAATTAGTGCATCAACAATATCAACAGCATCAGTCGTTAGTGACTTGTACAAGTCACGATCTTGGGCATCCCAAAATTTAATCGTTTCGCGTGTGCATTCTAATCCAATGCGTCTACAGGATTCTGCATCCACATTTATTTTGAATGTATCTACAATCTGATTTGTTTTAAAATCAAATGTACATGCGCCGATTGATATAATAACGGAATTACTTACCGTCCCGAGTGTTTCAGTGTCTAGTGATGTGTGTAGCATTTTTATACCCTATATAGGAATCTGATGTATAGTGATATCACTATACATCAGATTCGGGGATTGTGTGTGTGTGTGTATTATTTCCAGCGAGATTCGCCGTGTGTATTAATAGCAAAGGTCTTTATTGCTGATAGATATTCGTCTGCACGCGGCTTTCCGAATATAGTATAAAGGTGTGTTGTTAGTGCATCAACAGTATAAAATTTAGAATGTATAAATACCACAACCCCCGCAGTTGTATTAAATACATGAAATCCAGAAATTCCGGTTTTGGGGTCAAATCGCCTAGATACAACTGATATTGCATACACATCATCAAGCAATCTTGCATTAAACACATTACAGTTTATAAATTCCGATTCATTTAAATTTGAATTGCGCAAATCCGCACCAACAAAACTACAATTTTCTAATCTGGTTCTAACAAATGTGGATGCGACTAATGAGCACCCACTAAAATCTTCGTTGATTAGCGCGGAATCTATGAATTTAATACCATTAAAATTTTTATTTCTAAATGCAGAAATCGCCTTTTCATCATCGGTGTTGATTAATGTATATGAATCATCAAAATGCTTGCTCATTTTATATCCCCAAAATCACTTGTTGACATTAAGAAGTATTGTACTGACGCAGGTTCCGGACTCTTTGAACGAATTGGCCGGCAGATTCATTATATCATACCTACTCATGCCGTCAAGCACAGATAAAAATGTTTTTGCTTTTTTTGTTGACGAATTTACAACACCCGCAGACATTATTGCGACCAATTGTCCACCGGGGATCAGAAATTCTAGTGCGTGTATAACATGGTCAATATCTGCCTTCTTTGTAAACGGCGGATTCATAATAATTTTATTATATTTCTTATCTGGTCGCATTGTTAAAAAGTCGCCATGAATAGCAGAATTGAATTTTTCATTTTTACTAAGTGCATCAAAATTGCGCGAATTTAATTCAATAACATCAACAAGAACATTATACTTATTGGCAATTTCATTTGCGATGTTTCCTGTCCCCGCGCTCGGCTCAAGAACTAAATCGCCGTCAACAAAAGAAACTAATTCCAACATTTTATCAACAATTGCTTTTGGCGTCGGATAAAAGTCAAAATCGTTCTTTAGTGATTCATATTCACCAGAATCACAGATATCATCAATTAAATTCGCGATATCATGATTATCAAACACATGCACTTTATTCTTTCTATTCCATTTTCCGCCGATTGATTCCAAGACCGAATTTACTTTTATATATAACTTTCTATCAATATTACCGACCAATTTTAGTGTGTTGTCGATAATAATTGCTTGTGTAAGAACATCAATTACATTCTGATCAATCTTCATGTTTATCTTCCTCGCGATGTGACATTATGTTAATAAAATTGAACGCTGAGTTTTGTCTGTAGTACTCTAAGTTTTCTTTGTACCCTCGTGAATCCTCTGTGAACATTATAAAATACCAGTGTATCAGGGCTATGAAAGACTTTATACTATTCATCAAGTGAAGCCGACGCACTCTTTAGCAACAACGCTCAATCCTAGCGCGGCTATTGCGTAGGTTGATATTAGACCGGGATTGATGAACACAAATATTACAGTAGCAAATGCGAACAGGATTGAGATCATATAAAACGCAATTCCGATTGTGTTTAGAATATTGACAAACACTCTCACATTGATGTCCTCTGTCGTTGAATTAACTTTTGTAACTACTAAGCGTTAGTACCGCGTCTAAAGTTGTATTAAATATCCTAAACGCAATCATTCTTATCACAGACGACACAATCAACACAACTGTTGTCGGAATAAGAATGCTCCCGGCTATAGCTGTAATTATACACACAACAATCCAATCAATTAACTTTTTCATAATACTTACCGTTTGATTTATTAAATCCGCATGCAATATACCTCGCATGCGGATTTTGTTGTATTGATTAACTAACGCCTCTCAGATGTTTTTATGGTGCTGTTTGGCGTTATACCATAATACCATCTAAGATTTCATCCATTTGATTTGTACTTGATTTACGATATTCACTAATCCGGTTTTTATACTCAAGGCGCACATTGTTTTTTAGCGTCTTGATGTTATTATTATTAGATTCATATGCCGCCACGATAGAATTAATTTTATTGATTCTATCGTCATCACTCATATTATTGAGTTTACACACACATGATATGGACATTTTATATACACTAAACAGCGCGCGTTTATACCAAGTAATAAACGCCCCACGGCATTTAATAATTGTAATAATTAATGCATTAACTGCGATGTTAATAAGTGCAATAGTAGTTGCACCAATGAAACTAATGGGCAATGTTACACACAGAGCGACCCAAGTTACAATATTATTGTTTAGCAGTTTGTTTTTAATATTCATATTACATACTCCAATTTAATTTAAGTCGTTTTGATTGATTTGCATTATTATACAACACGTATTAGCTAACGCATTTTGTATATCTCCCATAGTTCATATAGAATTAGTATTGCAAAGAAAATTGTCTCCTGATTAGGCCAAGACAAACACATAAACAGTGTTAGTGCAATAAAATATATTGCATCCATTAACCGGTGTATTTAAATACACCGGAGTCAAGATGAATAATTTTGTTAAATCCTTCACTTAGTGAAGGTAATTCAAATCGCGATTTCATTGAAGAAATAACTGCGTCAGGAATAATCTTTCCGGTAAGTTCACCGCGAATTCGCAGACGTTCAGAAATTACTGATTCTTGTTCAGTAACGACAATCGCAGTTATGTTATAATTATTATAATAAGACAATTCACGAATTCTGCGATATCGGCTATACACAGACAAATTTGTCTGATCAAAAATTATGTCTTTACCATCAACAATTGCACAATCAATGTCGTGTTCGAGTTGAAGAGATGCGGATTCCTTATATTTGTCAAACACCTCGCTATAGGTTTTATTCTCTTTTCTAGCATAATCTTCAATAATATCATCAAGAGACATTATTGCATATTGATTACAGCAATTAATCAACCGGGCAATGGTGCTTTTTCCACTACCCGGAAGGCCGACCATAATGATTGCATTCTTAGTGTTGTTCATTTCTTTCACCTCTGGTCAGTGTTGATAATCACATCATATCAAAAACTGCAGTAAGAGTCAACTGAAATTTTATCGCCCAATCATCCTATAAATGTATTCTAATTCATGTAGATAAATTTCGGTTGAGCACAGCTTGAATCTAGCATAATCACAAAAGAAATCAATTGATCCTAGTTTATCAGATAAACACGCCATGCTGACGGAAAGTTCTTCACACCCGGCTACATTATCATAACATCTATTAAATTCAATCATCGCCGAATTACCTTAAATGCAGTTATACCGTGTTCTGAATACATCTTACAGATATCTTCGCGATCATCGAAAGCAGCGACCACGGTGCAATGCGGTAAGATATCCTGTTCTAGTATTTCTTTCTTTATCACAACGCCGGGCCTATAATCACCGTCTTTGCGCATATATAAATCATACGTGCTTATTTGAAAATCAATATTTGTGCGCAACCATTCTAGTGTAACGGGTCTAACTGACTCATTTCTTCCTGTTACAAACAGAATTTTAAATCCGGGACTTTGTTTATAATTATTAAGAATGTCTACGGTTTCCCAGATCGGCGCATCCTCAATAGACAATTCAAAATACTTAACCCAGTTCTTCGGTTTCTTTTCTATTAAATGATATCGCCAGTCTGCGTCCGACAGAGTGCAATCAATATCAAATATCACTACTGATTCTTTATTCATCCGGATCACAACATGGCAAATGATATTGATTAACTAGAACTGTATGAACGGCTTCGCCATCATTTAGTGACTGTTCTACAAACTCATTATATAACTCAGAATACTGTCGAAGCAATTTTGATAGCGACTCAACGGCAGATAGATTATTAGAAACATGCTTACTAAGCATTGTTCTGAGTGTGTATAGTTCTTGATCCATGTTACTTGTCCTCATTATGTATTACAAAGTCAACTGCTAGGCGACTAAAGATCGCCTAGCTTGCTCACTCCCATGACCAACTGACAA